TGGGCAGCGGATCAACGGGGGTGGCTTGCATGAGAGCAAATAGGGTGTTTTGGGGAATAGAAAAAGAACGCGAATACTACGAGATTGCTAATAAGCGCGTATTTGATGCGGCCTGGGATGATTACTCAAAAGTCGGCGCTGGCGACACGGCGGTGCAGGGCGACATGCTTTTGCCTGCTAACTAAAATTAGGTGTCAGAGTGCCGCAATTAAATACGTCACTGTGAAATATAACAATCCGGGAATGAATGCAATATGAAAACAAAATCAATCGCTAGACTAACTAACGACGCAGCAGAGCTATTGCAAAAGCCGGTCAGGATGAAAGCAGCAGACAGCAGCGGAATAGCTCAATAGATTAATTCGCTATATGTAAAACATAAACCCCAGCAAAAATAGTCTAAAAATAGTTTAAATACTTCTTGTGTTACGCGTAACGTATTGCTATAGTTACATCACTGGAGCGGATTGGCCGGTTCGGAAAAAAAGAGGATTAAGAAAATGGACAAATTCGACACAAAAGAAGAGGCGTTTAAAGCCAACAGCGCCCGCAAGGGCGACAGCCACGTGGTAGTGGCTGAGGGGACTACGTCCCCTTTTTACCTGGCTGTGGGATTTTGTTCCCATAGCCCTACGGGGTACGAAAAAGTGTACCCAGATGAGTAAAGGCGGGGAAACCCGCCTATACACATCACTGAAGCGGATTGGCCGCGACAGAAAGAGGGAAAGACCATGAGAAAATCATTTGTACAAGTTGCTTCGCGCGAAGAAGCCGAAACTGCATGCCCTTGGGCGTGCGAAATTATCGAGGTATACGGTGGCTGGATGTGCTTCGAAAGCGGCGACGATGCCGCAACATGGGCTGCACAAGTATGACCGAAAAGGCGGGGAAACCCGCCCAATCCAATACCCAACGCCAAGCAGCGTTTAAAGCGCGCAAGGCGGCACAAGGGCTAGCAGAGGTTCGGGGCATATTCGCTAGCCCCGAGCACTCTGCAATGATAAAGTTGTACGCGGAGCAGCTAAAGTCTGAGCGCTACAGTTAAACTCTATTGGCTTTTGTGCTATCATTATCCCATCTCGCTGACAAGCGACACAGTCCGACGGGGGACGCCCTAAACGTGGAGAGCTTATGACCATATCCGTATCTTTTACAGCGACCGGCAACGGTACGCAAATCCTAGTCCCGAACGAATCAACAATTACATACGATCTAAGTGGCACGTTTGTTGCTACAATGCAGCTCGTATACTCGCAAAATGGCGGCGCCAGTTGGGTAGTAGCGCTGGAATTGACTGACCCAGGATCTGGCGAGTACATCGTAAATAGCAAAACCGGTGGCAGCTCGCTCGTGATGTGGCGGTGCACCGCGTTTACATCTGGCACAGCAGTAACCGAAATGACTGGCGAAAAAAATAGCGTAACCCCTGATTCTGATATAATGACAAAAATAATTAACGTTGGCGGATATGAGGTTATATCGTTCGATGCGACGCATACAGACAAGCCTGCTCAGTGGGTAGAGTCCGGCATTAATTGCCTCGCTACATATAACTCGTCCGGGGAATACGAAACTGTAATCACTGGCAATGTAACTCGTAATTACACATACGACGAGCAGGGCCGACTGACTAAAATTGATGTACTGTAGCAAACCCCTAGCGAACAACGTCGTTTTTGACGAATCAAAAGGTTAATAAAGCATCATGGCAGCACTGGGCAACACAACTTCCCCCCAAGAAAGAAATATTGAGTATTTAGGCGTCGATTTGCTTATCCCTTACGCCAATAACTCACGCACACATAGCGATGCCCAGGTGCTACAAATAGCGTCCAGCATCAAAGAGTTTGGCTTTACTAACCCGGTTCTGATAGACAGCTCTAACAGCATCATCGCTGGACATGGTCGCGTCATGGGCGCCAAGAAACTAGGCATTGATAAAGTCCCCTGTATTCGATTGACCGGGCTAACAAAGGCGCAGATCAAGGCCTATGTCATTGCAGATAACAAGCTGGCGCTGAATGCAGGTTGGGATGATGCAATGCTTAGATTAGAATTTGATACTCTAGGTGAGCTAGGCTTTGATCTGTCGCTCACTGGATTTTCAACCGATGAGATTGAGGCGATTGATACCGTACTTGCAGATATGCCATCGCTCAATAGTGACGATAGAACACCCTATCAGGAGGTGACCTTTATGGTTCACGATGACCAAAAGGCAATTATTGACGATGCTATTCTGCTGGCAAAAACAAACCCTTGTTATGACACAGGGATTAACGAGAATTCTAATGCAAACGCCATAGCCCATATCTGTGAGCAGTTTATAAATGCTCACCGCTAAGGATTTGATAGTAAAGCCAATCACACAAAAGGCTGCCGCTGCGCTCGTCAAGCGTATCCACTATTCGGGGAAGGTAGTTAACAATAGTTCCCTACACCTAGGCGTATTTATTGGCGGCGTACTTGATGGGGCCATGTCGTTTGGTGCGTCGATGGATAAGCGCAAAACTCAACGCCTAGTTGCCGATACCGGCTGGAATGAGTTTTTAGAGCTAAACAGGATGGCGTTCGGCGATAGACTGCCGCGAAACAGCGAAAGTCGCGCTCTTTCTATTGCGATGATGTTAATTAAAAAACACTATCCACATATTAAGTGGATTATCTCATTCTCTGATGGGTGTCAATGCGGCGATGGTACGATATACCGAGCGTCTGGGTTTTATCTATCGTCTATCAAGAAAAACAAGACTATTCTGAAACTAGCTGATGGGTCGATAGTTGCTGACCATTCGCTCGACGGTCCAAACCATGTTGGTGCTGATGGTAGGTCTGGTTCAGCGGTTGCAAAAGCTAACGGCGCAGTACCGTTAGATGGGTATATGCTGCGTTATATTTATTTTTTAGATAAAAGTTTTAAGGATAAGATACGCGAGCCGCTGCTCGATTTCTCGGCCATTGGCGAAATTGGCGCAGGAATGTATAAAGGGGTTAAACTTGATAGGCGTTTAAAGCAGGCGATGGGAGACGACCAGTCACCACAGCGGCGGTGCGACACCGACCTAAACGCTCCATTATTATCAGATGAAACAATCGGGAGTAAGCCTCAATGACCCGGCCGCATGAGATCACTGACAACAATCGTCGCATAGCCGAACAAATGTCCGGTTTAGGTCTGCCACACGAGCAGATAGGCGCAATCATCGGCATAGATGACAAAACCTTGCGCAAGTATTACACGCCCGAACTGAGGATAGGCAAAGCCAAGGCGTCGTCTAACGTCGCAAAAACGCTGTACGAGAAGGCCGTAGCGGGCGATACCACTGCGTGTATATGGTGGACAAAGGCACAGATGAGCTGGTGCGAGAAAACAAAAACAGAGCACAGCGGCACAGTCGGTTTTAGCGATATGACTACCGAAGAGATTGATCGACGCATAGCAGCACTGCTGGACTCAGAGAATGCGCGAACAGCAGATTGAGCTGCTAGAGTTGGTCGCTGAGCGTGACAGGCGCAAGCGGGCAGCGCTGGCGCTCGACACTTATAAAAACCTCTACAGCTGGCAGCATAGATTTAACGCGGCAACAGCTGATCACCATGCTTGTATGCTGATGGCTGCTAACCAGGTTGGCAAGACGCTCACAGGTTGTCTGATCGACGCTTACCACCTAACCGGCGATTATCCTGGTGGATGGGAGGGCCATAGGTTTAAAAAGCCGACTCTGATCTGGTTGCTGGGATATTCCGGCGAGAAAACTCGAGACCTGCTACAAACCAAGCTTTTTGGCCGGATGGTCAATAACGGGTTCGAGGGCGGTTATATCACAGCTGATCGCATTGTTGACTACAAGCGTATGACCGGCACAATCGACGCTTGCCGAGAGATTAGAGTACGGCACAAAAGCGGCGGTATATCAACCTGCCAGCTTTGGAGTTATTCTCAGGGCCAGCACGCGCTGATGGGAGATACTGTAGACTGGTATCACATCGACGAAGAGCCGAGGGATAAAACGATATATCCGCAGGTGTTAACGCGCACAATACACGGCGACGGCGGCAAAGGCGGGCGTGGTATTTTGACGTTCACGCCAGAAAATGGCCGCACTGAATTAGTGGTAAAATTTATGGACTCGCCGGGCTCCAGCGACTATTTGCAGCGTGCGACATGGGACGACGCACCCCATTTAACCGACGCGACAAAAGAAAGATTGTTGTCTCAATATCCGGCATGGCAGCGAGACATGAGATCAAAGGGCGAGCCTTTGCTTGGTGCTGGACTGATTTTCGATATGTCGGACGATGTGATTAAGTGCCAATCTTTTGAATGTCCTGATCATTGGTATATGATAAACGGCATGGATTTTGGCTGGGATCATCCGCAGGCGCATGTACAGTTGTGGATTGATCGCGATTCAGATATTACTTACGTCGCGCACGCTTGGAAGGCCAGCAGGAAAAAGCCGTATGAAGCTTGGCAGCAGGTCAAGGCATGGGCGAAGGATGTGCCGACAAGCTGGCCACACGACGGCTTTCAACACGAAAAAGGAAGCGGCGAAGAGATGAAAGAAATTTATGCTGCTGATGGTTGGACGATGTTGCCGGAAAATGCAACGTGGCCGAGTGGTGGCAATAGCGTAGAGGCTGGTCTGGTTGAAATGTATCGCGCCTTCGAGGATGGCAGGCTAAAGGTTTTTAGCCACTTGACCGATGTGTTCGCTGAGAAATTGAATTACCACCGCGATGAACGCGGTAACATTGTCAAAGTCAGCGATGATTTAATATCAGCGATTCGTTATGCGTGGATGATGCGCAGACATGCTATACAGAAGTGCGGGTTTGGCAGTAAAAAGCGCGAACCCATCAAATACCCCAGCACTGGAATTAATAAAAGGTCACGCGCATTATGAAAATGAAAGAATCGGAGCTAAACCACTTTCTCAATTCAGCTCTTAAGGATTCAATCAGCGAGGATGCTGTTTTCATTCGCAGGCAGGCGGATAATTTTGATTACTATGTTGGCGATGAGCCGATGGCGAGCGGCGAGGATGATCGGTCGTCTGTTGTATCAAATGACTGTCATGACCTCGTTGAGGCCGACTTGCCCAGTCTTGCGCGCATATTTCTTGGCTCAAACGAGATTATGGAGTTTAGGCCGATTGGCAGTAGCCCCGACGAAATCAAAGAGGCGGAAGAGAAAACCAAATATATTAACTATTTGATCAGGGGCCAAAAGGACTCGTACAAAACTCAAATTGACTGGCTCAAAGCATCCGAAATTAACACCGTTGCTGCGGTAAAATTTTATGTGCAAGAAAAAACCACAACTGACGAGCGGGAATACAAAGGGCTGTCTGAAATTGAGATGGCACTGTTAACTCAAGACCTTGCTGCAATGAGCGGCGTTGAAAGCGTCGATCCGGTCGAGCAGGAAGAAGAAGAAGGTCTTTACAATGTCACTTTTCGGATAAAAAAGAAGTTTAAAAAATACGTCGTTGCAGCTGTTCCGATCGAAAACTTTATTTTTACACGGAACGCGACAAGCAAAGATGACGCGCAATTAATCGGCGATATACAGTACAAAACAAAAGGGTCGCTGATTGCCGATGGCTGGAAAATTGAAGACGTTAAAGACCTCCCGCAAACCGGGCGCGATGCACAAGGCCAGCTTGTGGCGAATAAAAGATCCTCAGGGTCACGGATAGATGACACAACTAACGATGCTCACTGGACAAGCGAGGTCGTTAAGGTCGAATACCTATACCCACTGGTTGATTTTGATGGCGATGGCATACCGGAACGTCGGCATATAGTTCGAGTCGCTGACACCGAGATACTCGAAAACAAACCCTTCGGCATAGCTCCCTACGCGATTATGTCCGGCATCACTATGCCCCATGTTGCAATTGGCCGTTCGCGGGTTGAGATTGCCAAAGCGACTCAGGACGTTAAGACGCATTTAATGCGCGGACTAATGGATAATGCCAGCGCTGTTAGTCGTCCTGGTTGGTTGGTCAATGACATGGACGGCAAAGGCGTTGGGCGGGTTGAGCTTGACGACTTGCTGAATGATCGCATTAATAAAATCGTCCGTGTTGATGGCCCTATCTCGGGGAACATACTTCCGCTGGATACGCCGTTTGTTGGTGACAAGCTGTTGATGACTATTCAGTATGTCGATGCGGCGCGGGCGCAAACGACCGGATCTTTGATGGCCCAGCAGGGACTTGATAGGGACGCGCTCGGCAAAGAGACGGCTACCCGATTCCAGGGTGTTGCAGATCAGTCTAGTGCCAAAATTGAGCTGGTTGCTAGAAACTTGGCCGAAATTGGCTACCGCGATTTGTACGAGGGGATGGCGTGGCTGGTCACGCACTATCAGGACGAAGAGTCTGAAATTCAGGTGCTCGGTAAGCCGCTAAAAATTGACCCACGAAAGTGGAAGTACGAACACTATTGCACATCGCTGGTAGGTCTTGGAGCTGGTGATTCGCAGGACATGATTGCCAACATTTCATCGCTTTATGGAATGCTGACGCAGATGCAGTCTCAGGGGTCACTGCTAGTCGACTCGAAAAAGGTGTATAATGCTGCAGCGAAGATCGTTAAATTAATGGGCTTGCACAATGTTTCGGATTATTTAAACGACCCTGACGTAGAGCCAGAACAACTAATGGCGCTGCTTGAGCAGTCGATGAAACAGAACGAGCAGTTACAATTAGCTATGCAGCAAGCGCAGCCGGAAATGATCAGGGCCAAAGCTCAAATAGCGATAGAGCAGAATCGGGCAGAGATACAGTCGAGCAAAGACGCTGCTGCTTATGATGCCGATATTCGAAAATATATGCTCGGTCTGGCGCAAAAGCAGGAGCAATGGCAATCGGAAATGGAGGCTAAGTCCTTGCAGTTTTTGCAGGAGCAGCTAACCAAGCGCACAGAGCTGGATCTGAAATACAACGGCAAC